ATAATTGAACCCGTTACGGTGGGACCAAACAAAGCATAAAACTTAGGTACACCAGTAGATGAAGGGTTGGGGTACGCTTCGCGGATGAAGTTAACATCCTTGTTGAGCATGTAGTTGTACCGACCGGTGGAGTCTATGACCGCAAAGGAGTAGGGCGACAAAAAATCCGGAGGGGCTGACAAGTAGGGCGTGGCAGTAGAAAGCGTACCCGTCTGGTTCTTACGCAACGAGGGAAACTGCACCGAGTTATAGATGCGCTGCTCCGCTTGCTCGATCAATTGATTAATCTGTGTCGTACTAGACACAGGCGAACCATCGGCAAGGTAAGTCGTAGGAAACTGGTTTTCCGTATACGACTGTATTGCAGTCACCAACTCGGTGTAAGTCATGCCATCGGACCCCTAGACATAACGCCTTTAGTCGCCGCACCTGTACCACGCATCTTGATACCGGAAGTTTTAGGCTCCGGATTGTAGCCATTGCGGTTAATGCAACCCACTGACATATCAACCGTGTCGGCGCAAGTCGGCTCAGCGTCGTAACCGTTACCCAACTTCACCTTAGAGCTACCAGTCATGGTGTGCGGGGGTGCGTAGACTGACGCAGGGCCAATCTCTTTACCACCTTTCTTCATACTGAACTTAGCCATATCAACCTCCGTACTTGAAGGACGATTTTTTCTGGTTGGCAACCTTGGCAAGATTGCGACCCATCGCCTTCATCTGTGCATTGGTCTTACCGCCCTTAGCCATCTTAGTCAGCGGTTTGCCGGGGTGCATAGCACGTTCATGTTTGTGTACAGCTTTCTTAGCGTCCATGATGTTCCTTTACGTGGTCACAACCGTGACAAGACCGACTTCAACATTCAAAACAAGGTTGTTAGGTGTAAGGCTTGCATCATCCGCCCTTGCCCCACCAACCGGGTTCCAACCCCACTGAAAAATACGACTACCTTCACCAAGTGAACCATCGGCCAACAAACCAGACACTACGTAACTTTTGTCAGGTCGGGGGTTCCTTAAACCTTGTGGGTCATCAACCGGGTACATACCTAACTGCAACTGAGGGTGGTCAGGGTCCCAACACTCAGGACATACGAGGAGGTCGAAGTTCTTGGTCTTGATAATCTCTCGACGAAGAATCTTCAGCTTGTAACGCTGCCCACAACGATCACACTCAGCAATCGCATTTTTACCGGAAGCAAACCGGTTACCCATTACGGGCCACTCCCAATAAACTGCTGACGAGGCACAAATCTAACAGCCGCTTTTTCACGGTCCTCTTCTGACGCAAGCGCCCACGCTTCATCGTATTGCTGCTTAAGCATCGGCAATCGTTCAAACCCAGACGGGATCTTACCAGCTATGTAGTAAGCAAGGCCAGCAGCCATGCAAGGGATAAATCGAAACGGTACATCCATGACGTTATCGCCGTCACCAGCATCCTGAGTCCTGCGCAGTCTCCAGTACACCAACTGGTAATCCCCTCCAGCGTTCGGAGTCGGCCAAACTGTCACAGATGGGGTATTGATTTTGTAGATAACAGCTGAGGACAAATGAGATGCTGCAGTCGTGTTGTTAAACCCACGGATGCAGTTATACAGAGTGTAGACCCCGCTCGTAAGCCCAACGCTCGGAGATGTTTGAACAAGTTCATTGTAGTAAATGTATTCGTTATCGATCTTGATAACACCCGACCCCGGCAACGTGTTGACCGGCGAAGCACCCGTCGTGCTGCTAAGAGTAATGGTCGTATCTGTAGCGTTCGTAGTACCGGTTAGTTGATACGACGACGCTGAATCCTGCCCGTTGTAACGATTGATCAGGATCTGAATAGGGCGACCTTGGGTTAGCTTGTTAGGTATAGTGGCGTAGGTTGAGACGCTAATGCGGGTGATCGTGAGGTCTGCTTGATTTGAGGTGTTGTTTGCCTGAGTGCGAACCACGTGCTCCAACAGGTCAACCGTATCGGTGGGCAGAAGGTAGGTGGCCTGCCCGGTGTTGAGCGGAATGACCCCCTGATCCATCGTCCACATATTGATGCCACGGTTAGCCCAGTCGGCAAACATGATGTTCAGGCTACGTCGGGCAGTGCGCAGGTCATAACCCGTGCGCAACTCAGCACCAGCGCGTTCAAACGCCTCCTCAACCAACTCGGCGAGGTCGAGGTTAAAAGCTGATGTGCCCGAAGTGTATGCCATTTACTTACCCAACTTTTTAAGTGTTTGAGCCAAACGAGCTCTTTGACCCAATTTACCCGGAGCCTTAGCGGCTGCGGCTAGTTTCTTCGCGGGGATCGTCTTCCCTGCCTTTACGCCCAAAGAAGAACGCAGGGCTCCGGGTTTTTTGATTGCCTCAGCGATCCAATTTTTTGTAGCGCCCCCCTTCTTCATCCCTCCGACACCTCGACCTTTAAGGATGTCGGCTTGAGTGACTCTGCCATCACCCGTGAGGTCAGGAAACTTGCTAGCCATTATCGATACCTCGCGGTTTTTTGAGCAACTTTTTTAGGTTGAGCCACAAACTGCTTCCCCGCAGCTTTTCCAGCCCTCTTTGCCCTAGTAGTAGCAGCGTACTCGGCAGGAGTGAGAGATTGAATTGCAGCTTCAGGAAGATATCTTTCACCAGTCTTGGACGAAGGTTTGCCACTCTTAGTCCTCCATTTCTGGGCTGTCCAGTCTTTGAGAGATTGTTGCGAGGGCTTAGTCACGGTACCCGCCGCCCTTGGCTTTGTACTGCTTGGCAAGAAGCTGAGCTTTCCTCGCGCTCCACTGACCTGCCGCAGTCCCTTGCACTGCACGAGCCTTGATAGACTCAAACAACGACTTCCGCATACCGGGCTTGGTGTAGTTACCGGCTTCGTTAACTCGTGACTTGGGGCCAGCCATACCACCCCCAGCGTACACCTGAAACTCATCGCCATCCTTGCGATGTCGAGTCTTGCCTTTGGGTACTTTGGAGGGGTTAATGGCCCCCATGCCACGAGACGCCATCATAGTTACACCATCTTCCCACGGGTTTTACCCCGCTGAGCACAGCCATCAGCACGTTTGGAAGCGGAGCCAACCATACCACCTTTGGCATAACCTTCCTTAGCGCCTCGACGAAGAAGCCGCTCACGCTCAGACTTCATCTTCTTCTGCGCTCGTTGCTCGTTGTACTTCCTATCTGATTCTTCAAACAGCTTTGCTGTCTCGATATCAGATAGGTGCTGCTTAGCTTCATCCGTCAACTCAACACGACCCGGACTAACGGCACCGCGCTGAAGCAGTTTGCTGACCCCAGACTTGTCAAGCGCTTTATCAACAGCCTCACCAACCTTTGGGTTCCGTTTATCAATCTCACGACCAATAGCTTCACCAGTCTCGGCTGCAACCCCAAGCAACCCCGCCCTACCCAAAGATCTAAGAGTTGCTCTACCACCCGCTTCCTGCTGCCTACGACGATTGGCGGGGTTAGAAGCATTAGAGTTTAACCCTCGTCGAATACGCTCAGTATCCGCAGACTGAGAAGCCCCAACGTCTTCCATCAGGTTAGGTGTTAGATCCTCTGCATTGGTTTGGCTAGGCGATCTATACCTATATCCGGGTATTCCGGGTTTATTTAAGCGCCCCATTTATACAATCCTGCCTTTAGTCTTACCCCGCTGAGCACAACCATCTGCCCGTTTAGAAGCGGAGCCAACCATACCACCCTTATTCATGCGCTTGGTAGTGTATGAAGCGTTGATAAGCTTTTGTCGCTCCTCGTCAGCGGCAGATGTTGGGGCTTCAACTTCTGTACCAGCCAACTTACCAAAGGCCCCATGCCCGGACATGACTCCGTAGATGGGGGACAGGGAACCAAGCAGGTCTTTACCCTTGCTCATTTCAGCACTTCCCGCCACCAGCCATCTTGATCTGACGAGCTTTGGTCTTGCCTTTGGTAGCAACACCGTCGGCAGACTTATGGCCCGCAGCAAGACCACCAGCAGCCATCTTCTTCATACCTTTGGCTTCGGCCATCTCATGTTTGATCATTGACTTCGGAGCGCCTTTTTTCTTCATAAAGGCAATCTCTTTACCAACCATAGCTTTGGACTCTTTCATGGCACCACCACCCTTAAAAAATTCAGAAGCACCTTGAGAGGTCTTCCGTTTGTTGAGGACCTGACGATCAGGACGCGTTCTAGGCGCCTTACCAAACTTAATACCTTTAGCTGCGGATACCATCCTTATGCCCCTTAATGAAAGCATCCAGCTTGCTTTCAAGTCGATCCAGTCGGTCTAGTACACGGTTGATGTCGTTGTGGACTTCGACCTTGGTCACGTACTCCTTAGCAACCTCCTCCCGTGTTTTGTTCAGGAGGATCTCAAGCCGCTTCAGTTCAATCGACTTCTCTTTCAATACCCACGACAACAAGCCAATCAGTATAGATAGGACTGTATTCCAAACCATCGCATCCATCAATAGATCCTTCCGCGAGTTTTTCCTTTGGACGCTATGCCATCAGCACGTTTAGAGGCTGACCCCACCATGCCACCAGACCTAAAATTATCGGGGTTAGCGGCGTTAATACCTCGTGACTTTGGCTTCTTATCCTCATCCTTACGCTTAAACATACGCGGACGGTCAGTACCCAAAATGCGTTTGCGGCGCTCATCAATCATTCGACGTTCAGTCGGGTAGTTTGGACGATCTTGTTTAGCTTCCCGACGTTGGGTGTCAATAAAGGTCTTGCGCATACCAATTCCGGTATCTTTTTCTTCTTGTTCTTGGCGGGACTGCATAGCTTTTACTGCTTCTTTGCGGCGAACACTGGCAGCGTTTTTATTCATGGCTACACCAGTATCTTTTTCTTCACGCTCTTGCCTAGAAATCATAGCATCGCGCTTGCTACGTTCTTCTCTAAGACGCTCAGCTGTTGGGTAGTTTGGACGATTTTGTTTAGCTTCTCTACGGCGAGTATCTAGAAGCGTCTTGCGCATACCAATTCCGGTATCTTTTTCTTCTTGTTCTTGGCGGGACTGCATAGCTTTAGTAGAAGCTTCACGCTTGCTCTCATATTCCTTCCTACGCCGATCAGCCCCTTCACGGGCTTCGTCTCGCTCTCGATTGCCTTCTACTTCAGCCCGACGAATCTCTCGCTTACGCTCATCTTCTTTGCGCTTGGCTTCTGCCGCTCGTTTAGCTTCTGCTTCTCTACGGCGAGTATCAGCAGAGCTTTTATTCATAGCTATACCGGTATCTCGCTCTTCCCGTTCCTGACGAGAAATCATCTCATCGCGCTTACGGCGCTCTTCCCTAAGACGCTCAGCTGTTGGGTAGTTGGGACGATCGGCCATCCGCTCAGCTTTTGGCCTGCCAAAATCTTTGCTGTAAATCGACCCTTTTTCTTCCATCTGCCTAGCTTGCCGCTCACCCAAAGCGCTTATGTTTGTCGATCTAGGAGCAACCCCGCCTCTAGTCTTGGCTTCTTCCACCGCCTCACTCATTGAACGCTTAGCTTTTGCTTCTAAATCCTTACGCTCCTGCACCATTGCTTTATTTCTGGCTACCCGCTTAGCGTTCTCTTCTTCAAAGCGACTGACAGGCAAAACACGGGTTGGGGTACGAGTCGGCTTTGGTTCGCTAACACCCATACTCCGCGTAGTAGCGTTGAGGCGAGCAGCAGCGTCAGCGGGTGCAAAATCAGGGACAAACGAGTCGGAAACACGGGCAGCGGTTGGGTAATTAGGGCGGTCTTGACTTACAGCAGGAGGGGAAGGAGGTGCAGAGCGCTGCGCGGAGGGAGCGGGAGCGGAGCGCTGCGCGGGAGCAGGGGGGGAAGGGGGCGGTAGTTTTTCTGCCGCAGCTTGATCGGCCCTGTGTACTGAACGCTGAAACGCTGCTTGGGCTTCGGGGTCATCCGCCATCATCGCAAACATTCTTGCCCG